ATTGGAGAAAAGGGAATAGTCACATTTGGTTGCTGTGGAAGAGCCAGACAGTTTACAAAAAGAGATGCATTTGTTTTGATGGGGCAAGACGAACCAAAATACACAGATTCAATTGATGAAGATCAGAGAATGGCTAGTGTATTTGTTTGCAAGAAAACTCCATTCTCAGTGGAATTCGTCAAGGAGTGGTTAAAGTATTGTTGCGACTCTAGAATCTTGACCGACTTACCAAATACACAAAAATTACCCAATTATCCTGAATTCAGGGATCACAGGCACGATCAAGCCATCATGAGTCTACTTTGCATCAAGTATGATACTTTCTTGGTCAAAGAAGACATTACGCAGTTCAGTAACTCTAACCCATATTTAATTCATCATAGAAACCCAAATTGAAAGGAAATTCACAATGGAACACATCTACAACATGCCAAATTTTGGTCAAAACTGGTTCACTTATCCAAAATTATATTCTTGGTTCGTGCATCAAATGGAAAATGGTTCAAGAATAGTTGAAGTTGGTGCATGGAAAGGAAAGAGCATTGCTTACCTAGCAGTGGAAGTTATTAACTCAGGTAAAGATATCAAAATCGATGCAGTCGATACATGGGAGGGATCGCTTGAAGAGATTGACCATCTTCAGGATGTTTATGTTAAAACGGGGAGACTGTATCAATTATTTTTGTCCAATATCGCTCCTGTTTCTAGTGTTGTGAATCCTGTAAAGATGAAGTCTGTGGATGCTGCTAAGATGTACGAAGATAATTCTATCGATGTTGTATTCATCGATGCTTGCCACACATACGAGTGTGTCAAGGAGGACATTCTTGCATGGTATCCAAAAGTTAAAGTTGGTGGTTACATATCAGGACACGATTACTCTTGGAGCGATGATGTTCGTAGGGCAGTTGACGAAACACTTAAGGAACTTGGTAAGATCGATGAAACCGAGGGGTGTTTTGTGATGAAGAAATTATCATAATATCTGATTGACTTTATAACATAAGTGACTACAATAACTAAAATGCCAAACGACAAGATCGAATTCGTTGTACTTCGTAACTTGTTGTACAATGAAGATTATACAAGATCATAAGGATTAACATGGAACACATTTACGAACAACCACAATTTGGCGAAAACTGGTTTTCATTTCCCAAACTCTACTCTCGCTTTGTTCATGAACTTTCAAGTGGGTCAAAGATTGTTGAAGTTGGCTGTTGGAAGGGAAAGAGTTTGGCTTATCTAGGCGTAGAAATTGTCAACTCGGGAAAATCGATTTCCGTAGATGCGGTGGATACATGGGATGCATTGGATACTGAGTATTATCACAAGACAGATACCTATGTGTTGTCGAAATGCTTGTACCCACTATTTCTGAGCAACATCGCTCGTCTGAGCCACATCATTAAGCCCGTTCGAATGAAGTCTTTGGACGCTGCAAACCTATACGAAAATGAATCATTGGATGTAGTCTTCATTGACGCATGTCACGAATACGAGTGTGTCAAGGAGGACATCAATGCATGGCTACCGAAGGTGAAGAAAAATGGCTATCTATCGGGACATGATTACAGTAGCCATCCATCTGTTGCTCAGGCAGTACACGAACTGCTTGGCTCAGTTGAGAGTGGTGAAAATTGTTGGGTCTATCGAAAGCCTTGATAAATCCCCTTGCTTTTTGTGTGTTAATGTGGTATAATGATGGAATCCATGACAGACAAAATCGAATTCGTTGTACTTCGTAACTTGTTGTACAATGAAGATTATACAAGAAGAGTTCTGCCCTTCCTAAAGAAGGAGTACTTCCATGACCCATGTGAGAGAAGACTATTTGAATGTGTTGAAGAATTCATTCAGAAGTATTCCTCTTCTCCAACTACAGAAGCGTTGAATATCATTCTCTCCGAGCAAGATGGCGTTTCTCAGGGTGAATATGACAATTGCACAAAGATTCTTGATTCACTTAATCAATGCAAAGATACACAGAATGAAATCGACTGGCTGATCGACCAAACTGAAAAGTTTTGTAAAGATAAAGCAGTTTACAATGCATTAATGGATTCTATCCAACTACTTGATGAAAAGAAGTCGAAGGGAAAGTCAAGGAATGCAATTCCAGAAATTCTCACTAAAGCATTGAGCGTTTCATTTGATGCTAGTATTGGTCATGACTTCGTTGAGGATGCAGACAAAAGATTTGAATTCTATCATCGGGTAGAGCAAAAGACTCCTTTTGATTTGGACTATTTGAACAAAATTACAAATGGTGGAGTTCCAAACAAAACTCTAAATGTGATCCTTGCGGGTACAGGTGTAGGTAAGAGTCTGTTCATGTGTCATCATGCAGCGTACTGTTTGACCATGAGTAAGAATGTCCTGTACATTACATGCGAAATGGCGGAAGAAAGAATCGCAGAAAGAATTGATGCAAATCTAATGGATATTGCGGTCGATGATCTCAAGTCTCTTCCGAAAGACATTTACGACAAGAAATTATCAAAAATTTCATCGGGAATGACCGGCAAATTAATTATCAAGGAATATCCAACAGCAACGGCGAGTGTTGACCATTTCCGTCATTTACTAGATGAACTTAGACTCAAGAAGAACTTCAAACCCGATGTCGTTTTCATAGACTATCTTAATATTTGTGCCTCTAGTAGATTTAAAGCGGGTGCGAATGTTAACTCCTACACCTATATCAAGGCAATCGCTGAAGAACTAAGAGGACTTGCAGTTCAATTGGACTTCCCTATCTTCACCGCAACACAAACGAATAGATCGGGATTTTCAAATACTGATGTGGAACTAACTGATACATCGGAGTCATTCGGTCTACCAGCAACAGCGGATTTGATGTTTGCTATTATTGCAACCGAGCAACTTGATGAGTCGGGACAAATCATGGTGAAGCAACTAAAGAACAGATATAATGATCCAACTCTTCACCGAAGATTCATTTTAGGTATTGACAGATCTAAGATGAAACTGTATGATGTGCAAGAAGATGACCAAGTACTGTTTGAGCAAATGGGAAAGGGATCAGAATCTGTCGATGATGAGGAAGACATGAGTAAGTTCAAAATCAAGAAGCCCAGATCTTTGTCAGGTTGGGGAGAATAAAATGCCTTACAGAATTCACATTGACATTCCGATTGAATCTGTTAGCGTTGACGATGCTCAGATTGAAGCAAAGGACATTCTCGCAAAGTTAGGAATTCTGATTGCAGATAATCCTCAATTGATAGGATCTGACTTGGAAATCAACTACAGACTTGGACATGATGATGATCGACAGCGTTCGAACTATCTTGACATGGATAAAATGGGCCATTGCACCCACAGGAAAAACCGTGTCAAATTCGCAAATGGGTAATGGAGAGTGTCCATCTTGCCCTAAATGTGGCTGTGCAACAATTCGTTCACGGCAAGATCTTTCTTTCGAAATTGGTGGTGGAGAAATTAGAACAGAACCTTTAGTTAGTGCCACAATTGTCATGAATGTTCCGATCTTTCAATGTATAAATCCTAGTTGTAGGAACGGAATGTATGGAGAAGAAGCAGAAAAAATCATGGAGCCTATAAAGAAAGTATTGACAAAACACGCAGTAGTTAAAAGTTAAAATTTGTGCCGTGGGAGGTCAGCATCTCAGGTCGGCTTATACCCGAGCAACACAAGGGCAGCACTTGTACGGCATATTAAGATAGTTTATATCTCGCTTCAGGCGAACAGAAACAACAGAATAAATAATTGACTAACCCAAAGGAATAGGGAATGCTGTCATTTACACAATACAATCATGAGATAATCCAAGAGGAAACTGCTAGAAATAAACACTTGGATCATATCGAAGATTTGATGATCCTTTACGGACAAAAGGGATTAGATGACTCAATAGCATTCCTCAAGGATATAATCGAAAGCCTAAAAACCGGAAATACTAGTTTGGGAGTTTCCACCAAATGGGATGGGAAGCCTGCAATCATTTGTGGCGAAAACCCTGATAATGGTAAATTCTTCGTATCGACAAAGTCTGTTTTCGGTGCTAAAGAGCAAAAAGCATATCATACGGAGGCTG